CCTCGTCCTCGAAGAAGTCGTACTCGTACCCGGCCCGGCCCGCCATGATGATGTGGACCCAGGAGTTGACGTACCGGTCGGTGTACTCGCCCCACCGCTTCTTGAGGTAGGCCCAGTCCTCGAACTGCAGCCTGAACCGGTTCTTGGCGCGCGCGTAGCTCTCGGTGAGGTCGCGCCAGAAGTGGGTGATCGAGTCGATGATGAGAATGCTTCCGGCCTTCTCGGCCTCGTTGACTGCAGGAATGAGGTCGTCGAAGGCTCGCGTCTTTGCGACCTGAAGCTCGATACCGTGCTCATCGAACAGGGGCTTGACCCAGTCTGATCCGGTCTCTGTGTCGAGGAAGAACACCGGACGCATGCCCGCTTCGAGCTTGCGCTCTCTCATGTGGAGCATGAGGCCGACCGCGATCGCGACAGAGGTGTGGGTCTTGCCGGAACCCTGGAACCCCATGATCCCGGCCTTGAGGTAGGCCATCGAATTCGTTGCTGGTTTGAACATGATCCCTCCGCTATGGGTGTCCGATTGTACCAATTGAGGACAATCTGTCAAGCGCGATGTTGACTTCGCCTGTACCGCAAAGGTACAATGCCCGAGTGAACAGGCTGCACCGCTCGTACATGCGTCTGCCGCGCGCAGCGCGCAGGAAGATCGCCGAGATGGCCGGCACGACTGAGGCTTACCTCAGCAAGATCGTGCGCGGTCACTCGACACCATCGCTGTCTCTGGCGGTGCGCATCGTGGTTAGCTGGAAGCGCTGCGGGTGCGGAGACATCTCTGTGGAGCAGATCGCGGCAGCGCGCAGGCGGAGGATTTCGGCGAAAGCCGAACGCTAACGGCGGCGTCAGCCGTACTTTTGTGAGGTGACACATGAACTTGAGGATCTACAAGGTTCTGACTTCCGACGGTCCCCGGCTCGTCCGGGCCTACAATCAGCAGGCTGCGGTCAGTCACGCAGCCCGCACCTCGATCGTGGCTGAGGTTGCGAAGCCGGAGGAAATCTACGAGCTGGCTCGCAGCGGCGTCGAGATCGAGGATGTGGAGGCGCGCCCTCGCGGGAGGAAGAGCGCTCACGCCGAGGTCTGACACCTGACAACCAACGCACGGGGGCTTCGGCCCCCTATTTTGTCTATGCCGTCACCAGGCGAATACAAGACGTGGCAGGTGCTTGAGTGGCCTGAGAAGCCTGACGAGTTCGAGCTTGTGCCATTCGGCTGCACGAAGTGCGGCCACATCTCGATGGTCCCGATCGCGGTGCCGCATCCGAAGATCGCAGCAACCGTCGGCACCTACATCATCCTCGCCAACACGAAAGAGCCATTCGATCAAAGGCTAATTCCGCAAAAGATCCGATGCAGATCATGCAACTATGAGTTCACCCGCCTACAGTGAGTGGATTGCCATCGTTCAGCCTGCGATTTTCAGTGGCCCGCTTCTGGGACAGGGGCCTACCGTGTTCGCCGTCTGGATGTACGCGATAGCGCACGCGCGCCCTGATGAAGAAAGCAGGGTCATGGTGGAGATGGATCCCACCCAGATCGCTGCCATCATCGGCACCGACGAGTACGACGTCAGGCACGCTCTGAAAGTCCTGTGCCAGGAAGACTACGAGAACCCGAACGGCCCAGCAGGAGGGAGGTATCTCTTCCAGCGGTCCGAGACGAACTACGAAATCATGGTCCACAGGTCGTTCGACTACACGGCAGCGCACGTGTCTGACGAGAAGAGGGAGGCGCTCAGGCAGGCAGTGAGGAGGTGGAGAGAGAAGCGCCAGCATGGGATCGGCAAGAACAAGAAGACGGCACCACGGTATGTCGATGCAGTGATAGAGCACGAGCTTGCCGGACGACTCAACATCGTAGAGCAGCTCGCCCTGATGGAAGAGGTGCCCAACAAACATCTGGGCAGGGGCACCGGGGCGATGTGTACGTTCGCCGAGTACATGGAAGAACTCGAACGAAGAGGGGAGCCGTTCTACAGAGGGTGGCCGCCCCTGTATCAGTTCGCTGCATCGATCGGGCTTACGGAGGACATGATCAACCTCCACGCGAGATACTTCCGAAACCGCTACCTCTACGGTGAGCCGCACCGCAGGAAGAAGTACGTCGACTGGAGAGCGGTCTTTCTGCGGACCATCAAGGAGAACTGGTTCCGGCTGTGGCATTTCGATGAAGAGGGGACTGTCCGGCTGACTGAGAGGGGCAGGCTCGCCGACATGGATCCGGACAATGCGTGAGTCGCCTGAGTCTGAGGCAGCGGTACTCGGATGTCTTCTGAACGACCCCCAGTCGTTCGACCTCATCAACCTGAACGATGACGACTTCTTCGTCGCCGAATACAGGTTCATCTTCTCGACCATCAGGCGGATGATCCTCGATGGAGAGAAGGTCGACATCATCACCGTCTTCGAGAGGGCGCGCTCACTTGGGAATCAAGATCGCGATCTTCTCGCGAAGCTCAACGAGCTTGCGTCATCCGTACCCGGGTCTTCTCTGATCGCGAGGTACGCGGAAACCGTCAGAGACAGATCGCTGCTCAGGAAGGCGGCGGCCGCATTCAGGGAAGCGACCGAATCCACCGGGAGCGCGACAGAGATCCTCGGGAGACTGCACGACAGGATTTCGGAGCTTGTCGTGTCAACGCACGCAGGTGGCCCAGTTTCCGTGAGAGAGATCGTGACCGCTGTCGCGGCCGAGATCCAGCGCAGGAAGGATGGGGTGACCGACAGGGTGAGGACAGGGCTCATCGATCGCGCGCTGATGGGCGGACTCAGGAAGCAGAACCTCATTGTGCTCGCAGGCCGCCCGTCGATGGGGAAGACATCTCTCGCGATGGCGATCGCGTCGAACGTGGCCAGATGGGGGAGCGTGCTCGTGTTCTCGATGGAGATGGGTGCGCACGAGCTGATCGAGAGGGCGATCGCTTCAGAGGGCAGGATCTACAGCCACCTGATGCAGTATCCGTCCCAGATGGCGGACGACGGATGGCGCAGATTCGTGGACGCTGTCGCCTCGATCGAGAAGATGAACCTGTGGGTCGACGACACGCCGGCGCAGTCTGCCGCCGACATCAGGGTGAAGTGCGTCAGACACAAGAGAAAGCACGGGCTGGATCTTGTGGTGGTCGACTACTTGGGCCTCATGTCCGGAGGCACAGGTGAGACGAGGGCGCAGGAAGTCGGTTCGATCTCCAGGGCGATGAAGGCTCTCGCGCGCGAACTCGACGCCCCGGTGCTTCTCCTGGCCCAGTTGAACCGGGATCCGGAGAAGCGGCCAGACAAGCGGCCGATGCTTTCTGACCTCAGAGATTCCGGAGAGATCGAGCAGGACGCGGACGTGGTGATGTTCATCCACAGGCCGGAGGTGTACATGCCTGACGATCACTCTCTCAAGGGGTACGCTGAGGTTCTCGTGAGGAAGCACAGGAACGGTCCGGTCGGAGAGATCCCGCTGAAGTTCTCGCCGGAGTTCTCCAGGTTCGAGGAGAGCGAGAAGCTGCCGATCAACGTGAAACCGAAGAGGAGTTCGTTCTGATGGAAAACGTGGCGTTTCAGGGTGAGGTGATGCTGTTAGGCTGGAGGGAAACCCACAGCGGTGGAGCGCAGATCACGCTGCTGCTTTCTGATCCTGAGCAGCTTGAGGTGTTCAAGCGGATGACGGTGAAGCACGGCAAGGTCGCTGGGCAACGTCTTGCGTGCGTGATGGTGGAGATTGGCGACGACGAGATGCCGGTCGCGCAGGAAAGGAAGGGCGGTCCTCTGTCAGTGCTTGCAGGACGCTGGTGCGCCACAGAGCACTTCAGGACGTGGTTCTTCGCCAGATTCAGTCACCTTCGCGAGCGCGCCCTCCTGAACCTTCTTCGTGACGACGTGAAGCCGACGGACGAGGAGGTTGTTGCTGAGATGATGCGGATCCACCTGGGAGTCTCATCGCGCGCCGACATCGATCACGTGGAGAGCGCGAAGGAAGCGTTCCATCGCGACATCAGGATCCCCTACTCGGCGCTCATCCAGCATGACGAGAATACGTGAGGCTGCCAGAGGGATGCCTTGCACGATGAGGCTGCCGGGCGTCTGTCTCGGTGGCACTGAGACGACCGTGCTCGCGCACTCGAATCAGTTGAAGCATGGCAAGGGGATGGGGATCAAGGCTGACGACACCTGGGGCGCGTTCGCTTGCGCCGCATGCCACGATGTTCTCGACTGGAGAAGGAAGGTTCCGCACCTGAGCAGGGCGGACGTGATGAGAGCTTTCAGGAGGGCGGTCGAGGAGACGAGGATGCTCTGCGAGAAACGCAACCTCTAGGGAATGTTAGTGCCACTAACATTTTCGGGCACCCTTCCCTCTCCCCTTCTCCCTTTCCCCCGCACCCCCTTTCCCTACTTCCCCTCACCCTTCCCCCCACTTGGCGTTTTTGGGGTTAGGTTTTCGGGATATCTCGCGTTGTGGAGATGTCGTCACAACGCTACGGTGTAGCGCCCTTCCATCCACTGCTGGTGGTGAAAGGACGAGCCCAGCCTCTAGCCCTGTAGCACAGGGTTTCCTTCAGAGGCCAGGCTCACTGCCGTATGGAGCCAAGGCACTTCACCCGGCAGCCTTTTCGGGCTTGCGACGCTGCCTTCGCCATCGCATGGGGATGTTTCAGCCCTGCCCCACGGTTCCCCGTTGTATCCTGACCCCCGCCGTCATCTCGACCGACGAGTCAGGACCTGCCTCCGGCCCACCGAGGGTACTCAGGGGTGCCGCCCCAAGGCATTGGTCAGATGCAGGATCGCGACAGGGCGCGAGGTGTCGCGGCTGGGCAGCACTCCTGAAAACCCCGGGTGGGTCTCGGAGGCGGGCGAATATTCTCACGCTTTCTGTCCCATGTCAAGCGTGCTACGATGTGGGAATGATCGACGCTCGGTGGCTGGTTTCTGCGACAGGGTGCAGGCTCCAGGATGCGGAGCGGTTCGCCCCACACATCGATGAGGCGTGTTTCAAGTGGGGGATCATCACGGAGGAGCAGGTGGCCGCCTTCGTTGCGAACGCGGCCAGGGAGAGCTGGATGTTCACCCGCACCGAGGAGAACCTCAATTACCGAACCCCGGAGAGGCTGGTGGAAGTCTTCTCGATCTTCAGGATGCCGTCGGAGGGGGAGACCCTGATGGACCCGCTTCCTGACGGCAAGCGGAACCCGCTGCTCTACGTCAACCGCCCGATGGAACTCGCCGACCTCGTGTACGCGAATAGGCTTGGGAACGGCCCACAAGGCTCAGGAGACGGCTGGAAGTACAGGGGAAGGGGATTGTTCCAACTGACCGGGAAATCGAACTACGCGGCCTACGAGGCCGCCACAGGGGTGCCTGCAACCGAGAGGCCGGACATGCTGTCTGAGCCACGGTACGCGGCAGACTCAGCCGGCTGGTTCTGGGACAAGATCGGCGGCAACGATCTGCTGGCGATCAGCTTCCGCCTTCTGGTCAGGCGTATCACTGGGTCCAGGATGGACATCGAAAACCGTCTGGCCCTGTTTTCTCGTGCATTGCAGGCGTAGGAGAAGGGAGTGGACGATTTTCTGGGGTGGCTTTCGGCAACCTGGAAGGCTGTAGCTTCAGGTATCGCTGGCGCTCTGGTTGCTGCCGCAGCCGCTATCGCCAGCAGGAAGCCTGCTATCGTCGTTTTCACGACGTTTGTTTGCGGCGCACTGATGGCCGCCTTCCTCACCGAACCTCTGGTCGATTGGCTTGGCAAGCCGAGGATGTCTGGCGCTGTCGGCTTCATCGTCGGCAGCTTCGGGGTTGCGCTGATGATGAAGCTGATGTCTGTGATCGATGTCATCAACGGGGATGAGCTTGCGGAGTGGTTGCGCGCTGTGGTGCGCCGTTTCCTCGGGCTCCCACCAAAGTGAGAAGAACATGGATGCAATCACCGTTGTTGCGTTGTCATTCGTCGTCATCGTATGCGTTGCCGCAGTCTTCTACGTCCACTACCATGACACGTGGCTGCAGTTTGTTGCGTTCGTTTTGATGTCGATCGGTGGCATTGCAACGATCGGTTCTGTGATGGATGAGCAATCGCACCCAGAGCTGCTGTTGATGAGCGTCGGGATCGCGATCTACTTTCTCGACCGGACGATTGCATTCATCAAGAGCAGGAAGAATTGATCGGGTGGTTCGTGCTTGGTCTTGCATCGCCCCGTTTGGTGTCGATGGTAGCTCTGGCCATCATCGTGAGCGGCATCTCGGGCTACCTGTACGGATGCAGTGATGCGAACGAGAGGGTCAAGCAGGCTGTCGCGCAGAACGAAGACAAGTGGGGGAAGAGATGGAGCGAGCGTGAGCTTCAGTACGCAGAGCAACTGCGTGAAGCCGAAGAGAGGGCTAGGAAGGTAGAGGAGGAGGCGAGAGCAGCGAACGAGAAGATCAGGAGGGAGTATGAGCAGATCATTGAGAATGATGGCCGCCGTTATCGCGCTGTCATTGAGCGGCTGCGCCAGCAAGCCGCCGCCCGTCCCCTCCTCCCAGCCGAAGCTGCCCCCTCCACCTGCCGGGATTATGAAGCCGACCGAAGCCGACTTCCTCTGCCGGATCGAGAGTTTCTTGTCCGGGAAGCCGATCGAGCAGATCGAGCAGTCAGGCAACTGCAAGCCTGCCAGCGATACATCGCAGAGGTAGTGGCACCGATGATTGAGGGCGGGATCACCCCGCCCCCGTCTTTCTTCGAGAAGATCCCTGACGCCACCCCTACAAACGCGTCGCCTTCTTGAGGATCCCGATCCTTCGGAGCGCCCGGAGGATCGTTGAACGCGCGACACCTGCCGTGCGCTCCGCATCCCTCCAGCTTCGACCGTCAACGAGCACCATCTTGAGTGCCTTGTAGGTCTTGTCGCGCAGCCTGTATTGCTCTTTCAGCTTTTGCAGATACGATTCCTTCATGTTTCCTCCGTCACAGTCCGTGGTTGATTCGAGCCAGAGCAGCTTCCGCCTTCCATAGCGGAATCTTCCGGCTCAGGTATTCATCGATCGGAGTGCCACCCTCCTTCTGGCACCGTTCGATGAGTTCGTTCACCTCCTCATCTGTCGCACGCAGGATCCTGCGTAGGTCTGAGATGTTGTTCTCTCGCTCTGCCCACAGGTCCTTTCTGAGGATTCGTTTCACGAGGATCCACGCCAGCTTCCTGCTGTTGACGTGCGCACCATTGATGTCGCACTGATGGAGCGCCATCAGGTCGTCGTACTTCCCCGGTGCCAGCTTCCTGATGGTGTCGAAGATCTTCCCGCTCTCAACGAGCTTGAAGCCGTCGTACAGGACACCAAGGATGAAGAACCTCTGATGCCCACCCACCTCGTTGATGCCGTAGTCGATGTAGAGGGTGATGTCGCCGGTTCTGATTACTTCTTGCTTGTGCATCACATCATCTTCAGCACACCTTCGTTCTTCTTGTGCATTTCGCAGTTGAATGCTGCGCTCAAGATAGAGTGAACGATAGCGTCTGCCGGACCATGCAGATACTCAGGCATCTGCTTGGCGTACTTGACGACTATTTGCCTAAGCTGATTGAGGGTGGCGTTGGTCATCGGACAGTGCTTCATCTTCGAGTCTACCACCCCGGCAATGTACCCGTGGCATATTGGAATAAGCGCGCTGTCCTCGCACCAACTAAGCAACCTGTTTCCGGTGAGGAAGAATGTGCCGCTGGCGTGCGCGCTCAGCGAGATTGACAGAAGTGCGGATGCAATGAGTGCCTTCATAGGTTCTCCATATAAAGTGGGGTGGGGCATTGCGCCCCACCAGTTTAGTTCACCAGGTCGCGCCACTGGCTCCTGGACAGCTCGATGACCTCGCCGGCGGTCCGCTCCATCTCGCTCGCCCGGTCGTAGTCGTCCACAAACTCGGAGTGCCTGCAGACCGCAGCCGACAGCCCGAACCTGGTGAGATCTCCGCCCTCGATGAGTGCGGCCAGCACACCCTTCTTCTCGGAGTCCTGCAGGGTGTACCGGCGGGCGAACCTCTCGACGACCTCGACCGCTTGCTCAGGCAGGATCACGTCGGCAGCAGCCTCGCCGAGCTTGGCGCAGATCGCCTCGAACTTCGCCTCGTCGACCGCTGACCGCACGATGTCCTGCACCTGCTTCCAGAGGGCCACATCGGTGGCGCGCTTGGTGTCGTCCGACAGTATCTCGTACACCTCGTCGGAGATGTCTGCGCGCGCCCCCGTGTGGTACTTGCGCAAGCTCGCACCCATCGTCATCAGGTGATCGCGCTGCGTGTAGACCCCGGAGAGGATCTGGAGCGCGCCATGCCCGACCTCGGAGTTCGAGATGACGACCGCAGGGCAGACCTGCTGATGCTCGACCGACATCCCAACCTTCTTGCCGGTCGGCACCGAGCGGAGCGTGCTCGGTTCGATCGCCTTGATGTACAGCTTGCGGTCGGTGATGTAGGCGGAGACGATCTGCATCCGCGCCTGACCGATGATCGGCAGGACAGCCTCAGCCAGATCCTCATGCTCCAGCGGACGGTACTTGTCCGACAGGAACGCGCGGACCTTCCCGTCCAGCGTCCTGACTAGCCTGCGGTCGTTTTCCTTGCGGCCGAACCAGTGGTTGACGTTGGTTGCAAGGATCGTGCTCTCGTCGGCGAGCATCCTCCTGTAGTACCCCATCGGGATGCCGGTGTAGTCGGCGATCTGCTCGTGCGCGATCTCGTTGACGAAGTACCGCTCCAGCTTTCCGTTGATGACTGAAAGCTGGCCACCGCCCTCCATGACGAGCTTCGACACAGGAGCAAGCAAATCCCGCTTGCTCTCCGCACGCCGCCTGATTTCAGCCGCCAGATCTTTCAGTTCCATTCCACCTTTCATTGCTTGCCCTCCGTGTTGAAGAAAGAAATTGCCTCGTCGGCACTCGTGGCCTTACCGATGAGGATGTATCGCCATCCGAGACCGGCACTCGTGTCCGGTGCTCGCGCCTTTCCTATTTCAGCCTTCTCGTACGACCCGTCGCTCAATGAGAACGGGAGCGCAATCGTTCGCCCGCAATCGCTGCTCGACAGGTCTCGGTTCTGAAAGACGCCGATCCATGTGTCTCCGTCTTCCAGCCAGCGCTCCATCTTTCTCTTCGAGTCTTCAATCCAACCCATCGTTATGCTCCCAATTTCAACATGGCGACTGTCGCCATCACTTCCTCTATGGACGGCTTATCCTTCCATCTGTGCAGGACGATCCACGCAAACGTCAAGTCGTTTCTGCATAGGATCCATTCCTCACCATCGTTTGTCTTCCTCTTGGAGAGGAAGTATTTCTCGTCCAAGTAGTGATCTTCCTCAGATCTCATGTGCTTTCCTCCAGCTTCTCCAGTGCGATGGTGGACAACACTACGTTGTGTGGCGGTCTTTTTTCCCACTGACAGACCATGCGACCGAACTTCGAGTAGTGTGATCCTTTGTACAGATACCAGTATCCGTACATGCCGCACAGCCTGACGAGACTGAATCCGCCGCCAAGCTCAATCAACCTACCGCAATACTTGACCGCTTCACGTGGCGTATAGCCAAGTGTGCCGTTGGCGCGTATTGGGTCGTCGCACCGGTAGACCCACCTGTAATTTTTAACGGTGGCCTCCATCTGGATTCCTCTCCAGAGGATTCTCCACGTCGTGTCGTTCACTTTCCCCACGACATTCCCGTGCGGCGGCTTTCTCATGTGCTTTTCTCCAGCTTCGCAAGTGCGATGGTGGCCAACAACTCATCGCGCTTTGGTCTTTTCGCCCAAGCCTTGATAACCGTTGCGCTATATCCCTCTCCCATGTACAGGTACCAGCTCCCGTACATGCCGTGCCACCGCACAAGGCGAAACTCTCTGTCGATGTTGATCTCTCGACTGATTAACTGTGCCGCCTTTCGTGGTGTTTGACCGTAGACTCGCCTCCGGAAGGATGAGTTTGTGTAGCAGTACCTCCACGTGCCGTCTTTGCGCTCAGCTTCCATCGGGATGCCCCTCCAACAGATGTTCCACCTGTTGTCGCCGATCTTTATGATGACCTTGCCGTATGGAGGCAAGCTCATAGTTCTCGCTCCAGCTTCTCGATTGCGATCAGCGACTTTACGTGGTCCCACTTCGGTCGCGAGTCCCACACCCCGATTGCGCTGCTGTGCGACCACAGCCTCCACACCCTGTCTCTCCGGTCGAGCATGAACCCACCGTCGAAGTGGAACGCCCGGTACAAAGAAGGAACCAGCTTCCTCGGGTGTGCGGACATTACGAGCGGTGAGCGCGGTCCGGATGGCGCTTCGTAGTACCAGTCACCCTTGATGAGTACGGCCTTCAGGCTCACCCCTCGGTAGGTGATGTCCCACCCCTTGTCATCAGCGCGCACAGGGCGGCCGTGTGGAGGGAGTTCACGGACTGCGGTAGCGGTCCACCCACGCAGTCCCCTCGTGCGGTAGGAGTCCGACCCTGCGTGCTCGGCGGCGCGTAAGACCTTGCGGAACTCGCGCGTCGGGCGCGTTCTATTCCCGTCAAGCACGACGCCACAGATGACCGGCCGGCACACCTTCGAGTCGGTCATCTGCCACTTCCTCGGGTTCACTTTCCACCCGAGACGGTCGGCGATCACAGGAAGCTCGCGCCTGATCTCGCGCGCCACCTCAAGCGAGTCGGTCGCGAAGTTCAGGTCGTCCGCGTACCGCGAGTAGAGCACCCCAGGCCACCGCTTCACGATCTCCATGTCGAGAGCCTTGAGGGCGATCGCCACAAGGATCGGACTCGTCGGTATGCCTTGCTGTGGAGCGCCATCTGGCGTGATGATCTCCAGCAGGTCGTCGTCCATCGCCGCACCGGCCAGACTCAGGCCGCGCTTCACCATCTCACGAGTCGTGGATGGGAAACAGTCCTGAAGGTCGGCGGACAGGTAGTACCTCCTGCCCCTCAGTGATGCAGCACACGTCACCGGAGAGCGGCCACTGCGGAAGCCGTGGTCGTGCAGGTACCTGCGTTCGTCGATGTGCTTCGCCAATCTGGCTGCCATATCGCGCAGGTTCTTCCTGCTCACCATGTCGGACGAGATGTAGAGCTTGCGCTCCTTCCTCCCGTTCCTGATCGTTTTGATCGTGTAGGCAGGTCGAATCAGACCCGGATAGAAGGAGTTTGTGTCGATGTAGTACAGCATGAGAGCCTCGTTGCGTGTGAAGTTTGTAGGCTTCGCAAGCTGAGCGGAGCGCCCCAAGGCAGCGAAGCGAAGCGCAGAAGCCTAGAAACTTCGGCATGTTGTCCGTGCGGTCATCGCGCGGTCCGACGGAACGTCGGGCGCTACGCACTGGAGCCAATCGAGGAAACGGTCGCGTGAAGGCGAACGCGAGCAAGTTAGCCCCAGGGGCTCTTGCGAAGCGTGAGCCCTCGGAATTCCGCCACCGTCGTCGTGCAGTCCGCCGTAGCGGCGGGCACTCTGGTGGCGGCAAGCCGACCGTTAGCTGATCTCTACCCTACGTGCCCAAGCGGGTGACGTTGTGGATCCTGGGGTGGCGCAGACGATCATGTGCGCGCGCGTTGGCTTGAGGGGCCACGGCGTGTAGCAGTCCGTGAGGACTACAATCACGTCCGCCCCCTTGTCCGCCTCCGCGATCGCTGGCCGAAGATCTGTGCCGCCTCCACCCTTCAGGCGCACGCCTTTCGCGTTGGTGGCGAGACCGCTTCCCTGGACCCTGGTGTCGGCAGCAATCCACCTCACGCGCCCGACCGTGCGGCAGATGCCGTCGATCTCGCTGAGGATCGACGCGATGTCCGAGCCAGACATCGAGCCGGACGTGTCTGCGACCACGGACACCGCCGGAATCGGACGACGGCTCGCCGGGAGGATCACCCCCTTAACACCGCGCCTGCTCGGGCGGGTGTACGTGTAGTCCCCCACACCCGCTGCGGTCTGCGCGGTCCGGCGCACGGTGGCCGCGAGGACCTGCTGCCAGGGAACCTTGGGTGGCGCAAGCTGCTCGCTCGCCCACCTGCGCCACCCGCCAGGGACCGTGCCGCGCTCTTTGGCGCTCTCGATTTGGCGGGCGACAGAGCGTGCGATGGCTTTCGCTTCCGCCTCAGTGATCCCTGGCGCGTCAGCGTCGTCGGCCGGAAGCTCGTACTCCCGCTTCACCCCGTCCGCGCACGACCCGCAGTCGCCTGCGGTCACCGAGGGGCTGCGGCCTTGGGCGGAGGGGGCATCGCTGTCGCCTTCGCCTGTACCGCCGCAGGAGCCGTCGCCGTCGCCGCCGGGGGATTGCTCGCCCGACCGGTGTGCGGCGGACTGCTGCGCCTCGATGAGCTTGTAGTATTCCTCGGCAGTCAGCCCCTCCCTGAGACCAAGGGTCTGCGGCAGGATGCCTTCCGCCGGCAGGTCAACCTCCTGCACGAGATCGTCGTTGATCTCGGCGTCGCACGCGATATTCCACGTGCGCGGATCACGTTGACCGCGCCTTTCGGCGTGCCGGCGGAGCAAGTGGGCGACCTCGTGGATCAGCACGCCGGCCGACTTGTCGAGTCCCCACTTCCCGACCTGCGCAGGGTCGTAGTAGAGCCTCCACTTCGAATCAACAGCCATCGTGCCAATGGGCCGCTCCACAGGCTGGAGCGCCATCAGAGCGGTCGCGAGATAGGGATGAGTGCTCATCGCACGCACCCTGACCTTCTGCAAACGAATGTCAGTCACGGCACTTTCTCCATCGCCACCCGTGCGGCGATCTGCTCTCCAGACGGACCCAAGCGGGCGTTGTATTCGGCCCGCTTGAGCCCTTCGATTCTGTCGTGGCACCAGGAAATAGCCTGATCTACTGTTGCCATGAAGGCGGCAAACTCACGGATGCTTGCTCTGCCCAACAGGTACTCGATGTTGCTGAGCACGCTGACCGGGCCGTGCGCAATCGGGTGGAAAACCGTGGCAGACTCCGGATCAATGGTCGCGACACCTCCGGCGATCTGCACCCGAAACAGCTTTGGGCGCACCGCAACCCGTGAGGCTTTGGCCGCCTCCGCGAGATTTTGGCTTGCCTGATGCAGCCTCCTCAGTTGCGAGTGCGCTGCCTCGATTTCTTCCCTCCTCACAGCACCTCCCCGAGTTTCGCTGCCTCCAGAGGAAGCGGCAGCGAAGGAACATTTTTGCGTACCTTCACCAGCACGCTTGCCGCAGGCACCACCACATCAAATACCGGGGACCGCCCGATGTATCGCCATGCTGCACTCCACCGCTCTGGAGTCGGGTTCGATGCGACCGCCGACGCGACGGCGAGCATGACCGCATTGATTATGTCCCCACGCTTGGGGAACGTGGCGGAATCTGGGTCGGCAAGGATGCCCTCGGGGTCGGGCAGGTCGGCTTCCTTGACCCAAGTCAGGAATTCCAACGCAGCCCCATCCCCGACCGCAGCCGGGTATGCGACATCACGCGGCACCCCTGCGAGGACGGCGCGCGCACCCAAGTCCCACGAACGCGGGCTTGGCCACGCTTTACCAGCCGACTCAGCGTCGTTCGGGACCTTGCACAGAAGCTCCGGACGGCGGGAGATGAAGCCGGCCACCAGAGCGTGCTCGCGCGACTTCCCTGCCGCCCACGTTGCCCACTCTGCGGCCTCGGCGGTCACGTACAGGTGCAGGAAGCGGTTCGCCGCCGGGGCGGACAAGTCGAACCCGCCTGCGGCCTGGTCAGCAGGGTTGGCGGCCAGGACGATCGCCACCCCATCGGGAAGCGGGGTGTCACCGATGACCCTCTCGGACAGAATGCGGAGCGCCGCAGCCTGCAACGATGGTGCAGCGCAAGAGAACTCGTCGAGGAAAAGGATGCCCCTGCCGGCCTGAGCAAGCCGCTTCGCCCACGCGGGCGGAGACAGGACCACTCCGTCGTTCGTCACGACAGGGAGTCCAGCAACGTCGGTCGGGTCGCGCAGTGAGAGCACGACCACCTCCAGAGGCAGGCCCATTTCTTCAGCCAACTGGGCCACCCGGGCGGTCTTGCCGACCCCCGGTGGACCCCAGAGGATCACCGGGACCTGAGCTTGCACACAATTTTTGAGAACGTTCGTCCAGTTCATTTAGTCTGCTCTCCTTCTGTTAAAAACCGCACGCCTTGAGAAAGGCGCGCACGTTGAAATTCGGGTCTTCGTTTTCGTACTTGCTGGCCAGAAAGTACGCGACCTCCCAACGCGCAGAGTTGGCACCACGCTTGAACTCGTCACTCATGCCTTCCGCTGGCCTAGCCGCATAGATCGCGGCAGCTACCGGTTCGGTGTTCATGCCATTTCCCCCCACATCTCAAGCCATCGCTTCGCTGCGCGCTGCGCGCCGCTGTAGGAGCGCCACGTGCGCACACTGCCGTGGATGTCGCGCAGGCAGCCATACTTGGTACCTACCACCACGTACTGCACTTCGCCAAGTACATTGATATACCGTGCCACGGTCGGCGTTTTCGCCTCACGCGCGCGTGTGTCGATAACCCCATCGAATGTCATCATGGTCATGCTGCACCCTTGAAGTGGACGATTCTTCCTCCGGGGAGGCTGACGCTTTCGCATCCGGCCGCCATCGCCGCCTCGATGGCTTCCCCCTCGGTCTTGAAGGTCCTCATAGGCGGGTATCTCCGCGCGCCACGCAACGCTTGGCGAAGCTGCTCCTCGGTGTACAACTCCACCTTGTAGGCAAGCTCCATAGGAATGTGGCCTACGAACACGAACGACTTTCCTGTTTTGACAAGGCTTGGCCTGTACATCTACTCTGCTCCGAGATATTCGGTCTCGCCGATGAGGATGAACGTGTAGCCACGATTCGAATTGACCACAGCGTACTCACCCTCATGCACGCCAGTGGATCGATCCAACTTGGCGTACTTGACGTACGCGTTGGCCGCAGCCACATGGTTCTCGAACGAGTCCAGATCGTGTTGGTACGGAAAGTAAAGCCGGGTTTTGGTGCCGTACGCTGAGACAGCGATACGCGAACCACGCGTGGTGGTCGCCGGGATGTATCTGGTAGTGATCATCGTCATAGCTCACCCCACTAGGCGCGCACGCGCCTCCAGAGAACAACACTGCCGTCAATGAGAGTCGGCCTGTACATCACACCAACCCGTAAGCGAGAACGCGAGCATCGGTGCAGTGCTCAATCTGACGAACCAGAAGTGCGCCAGCGTCCATGCCTGCGCCGTGTACCACAATGCCTCCGTGTTTCGGATCGAACTTCCCGATCCCTGCGGAGGCAACGAGATGGTCGATGACCCGCAGATCGTCGCCGTCTACGACGGCCAGCGATACCGACCTTTTCATCCCGCTCCGGCTTCTGTGCCGGAGAATGAAGTAGATCCGTTTCCCGTTGATGGCTTCGAATAGTTTGTCCATGAGTCCTCCTAGGAGACAAGACGAGCACGAGCTTCCAGCGAGCACCACTGCCGCCATTTGGCGGCCTCACGCTCCTTGCGGAGACGATAGCGGCGCTCCAGTTCGGTGCGGAGCACGGTAGCGATTGCGGGGTCTACTCCACGGCGGAGAAGATCTTTGATTTCCCAGTCACGCATTTCGCGGATTTCTTTCATGCTTTCCTCCTTCTGTGTTGGCAGGAGTAAACGCACTCGCTGAGTGCGCTTACTGCTGCGCCCCCTGCGCGGGGGCCAGTGTTGTGTGGGGCGCGGCTCGGACCGGACCACTGTGTGGCGCTTCCTTCGCGACGCCCCCTTCCTCTCGGCTGTCCACTCTTGCGGTGGCTGTCAACCTTCCCATCGCTTGCGCCCCCTCATGCGGGGGACCCCATTGGGGCCTCCGGAGTCCGACGATTCAGAGCCCGCCGTCGGCTCGCCGGGGTAGACGCCCCGGCTCCAGGTCTGCCATCCCGGCAGTCCGTGCCCTCGGGTCGAGGGCCATTGAGGCAAGTTGCCTCACGCGATAAAATCCAGCGTACCACACTTTTTCGGAAAACGCAACCACTTTCGAGACCGAATGGCAAAAACGCAACCACGTCAAGGACTTACCGGAACCGGGGGCCTCATGCGTCAGTCCAAGAAGCTGACATCCGGCCAGCGGTTCTGGAACTGGTGCAAAGTCAACGGCGTCGACTGGCTCGCGGAAGTCAGCCGACTCATCGAGGGGAAGCTCGCGGAGTGCGTCGAGGAGAACGGGTGCCTGATCTTCCCGCACGCGCGGGTGCGCAGGCCGCAGGTCGAGACGGGCATGCGCCCGGACGGGTTGCGCACGCACGAGTCATTGCAGCGCGCGATCGCATCCCGCGACGCGGGCCGCCCGTTCCACCGCTCCGAGTACGTCATCACCACCTGCGGCAGGGCCGACTGCGTGCGCCACATCAAGGTCACCGACCACCGGGGCGCTTTCTGGCGCGACGGGCCGCCGAAGCCTAGAATGCGTCTCCCGAAGCCTGAGGACCACTCATCGTGGATCACACGCTAAGCCATGAGGAGGCCCGGTTCGTGCGGGAGTACCTGGCCACCCGCGACCCCGTGGGGGCCTACATGACCGTCTGGCCGGACGCCGACCGCAGGGTTGCCAGCAGGAAGTCGCTCCGGCTGCTAGCCCGGCCGGACATCAAGCGAGCCATCGAGGACACGCAGCAGAAGGCCGACCAGGCCGTCCAAGCGGTGATCGAGGGCGGGCAGAAGATCCAGAAGGTCGCGGCAGAGGTTGCGGCCCTCGCGATCCCGGAGGTTGCAGCCATCAGCGCCGAGAAGATGGCCGCCCTGCGCGCCTACATCGCCTCGATGGGCTCCCGGGAAGCCCTCCTCTACCGCACCCTCCGGATCGTGGAAGCGTGCGCAGAGGCCGAGCCGAGCACCGCCCTGAAAGCCATCGACCTGGCCGCCAGGATGCAGGGCATGATCGTCGACCAGCGGCGCGTCACGATGGCCACCGTACGGGATCTCCCGGATGAGGAGGTCATGTCGCGCCTGCGGCGGGTGCTGATGGCGGTACCACGGGGCGCGCTGGAAGACTCAGAGATCGTGAACCAGCCGTCGTGAACGTTTCGTGAAGAAATGCAGGCCGACTGTTAACAAAAAATGAAGAATCTCGCAGCGCAGCACGAAAGTAAACGTTATCCGTGGCTGGTTGCGAGATAAGCGATTTTTAGGCGATGCTGCTAGCAGAACTGGAATCGATGCCGCCGGCCATGCAAGCGCTGGTGCTTGCGGAGGAGGTGGCGTGGAGGCAGAGGAGGAGGAAGCTCGGGTCGCTCTTCCCGCCAGACGGCCCCCTGCGGAGGGAACTCTACCCAAAGCAGATGGCCTTCTTCGCCGCCGGGGCCACCCACCGGCAGCGGGCCTTCATGGCAGGCAACCGGGTCGGCAAGACCCTGGCCGCCCTCTACGAGGTCACCTGCCACCTGACCGGCATCTACCCCGATTGGTGGCGCGGGAAGCGGTTCGACCGACCGATCAAGGCCTGGGTCTGCGGCGACACCAGCAAGAGCGTACGGGAGGGGGTTCAGGAAAAGTTACTCGGCCCGATGTCCGACCCCGGCACCGGCATCCTGCCGGGCGAACTGATCGAGGCCCGCGAGATCAAGCAGGGGGAAGCCCTTGACTGGGTGCGCGTCAGACACCGCGATGGCGGCCTCTCCCAGGTCTACTTCAAGTCGTATGACCAGGGCCGGGAGGCCTTCCAGTTCACCGAGGTCGACGCGATCGTGCTGGACGAGGAGCCGCCGATCGAGATCTACGAGGAGTGCGTCACCCGGACGATGACCACCAGCGGGATCGTGATGCTGACCTTCACGCCTCTGCGGGGCGTCACCCAGGTCGTCCAGCGCTACATGCGCGAGGGGACCCTGATCGAGGGGCCGGTCAACGATTCCCGGTATCTCGTGCAGTGCTCGTGGGACGATGTCCCCCATCTGGATGAAGCCACAAAGCGGGAGATCGCTGCAGAGTACCCGGAGCACGTCCGCGCTGCGCGCACGAGGGGCATCCCGGTGCTCGGATCAGGGCGGGTCTTCCCGGTCGAGGAGGAGGCGATCATCTGCGATCCTCCGGATCCGCCTGCCCACTGGGTCGTCATCGGCGGGATGGACTTCGGCATCGACCACCCGTTCGCGGCCGTTCGCCTGCTGTGGGACAGGGACGAGGACGTGATCTACGTCGAGCGCGACTTCAGCGCGACCGGCGTCGACTCGATCCCACCATTGGTCTGGCCCAGACTCAAGAACTGGGGCGACATCCCGTGGGCGTGGCCGCAGGACGGGCTCCAGCGGGACAAAGGAAGCGGCATCCAGATCGCGCAAGCGTACCGGGAAGCCGGGTTCAGAATGCTTCCGGAGCACGCCACCTTCGAAGACGGCTCCCGTGGACTGGAAGCCGGCATCATGCAGATGCTCGAACGCATGAAAACCGGGCGCTGGAAAGTGTCCAGAACGTGCGAACTGTGGCTGAAAGAATTCCGCGCGTACCACCGCAAAGACGGGCAGATCGTCAAAGTCGGGGATGACGTTATCTCTGCGAGCCGGTATGCGTTTATGATGCGCAGGTTCGCACAACCCGTTGGGGTCAAGCGCAAGCTGAAAATCTACGTAGGAATGTGATGCTGATTGGCGGCAACAGAGCGTGGAAGGTGTACCGGTATCGGGACATCGGCGTTTCCCTCCAGTGGGTGGACGGCGACCCCGCGATGATTCTGTTTCCCCTCTCCGGAGACAAACGGTCCGCCTACGTGCTCCCCCTGCAGTCCCTCCACGAGATCTGCATCGAGGGCGACAAGGTCGACGGGCGAGCGGTGATTGAAAAGGGCATGATCGCTGCAGATGTGATGGGAAGGCTGGACAAGGCGACAGCCGTCACGTGCGCGGACGCGATCTTGCGGTTCGCGCCGGATCTGCTCAGAATGCCCCCTGAGCCTGACCCCGAGAGGCCGCCCGCAGTCGGTGAGGTCGAGGTCAAGGCCGACGGGCAGACCATCTACGAGGGCGAGATCTGATGGACGCATTCCCGATCCACGACCGCGGCGAGGACACGCTCGACGGCGGCCTCACCCAGGAGGAGCGGAAAGCAGTCGAGGCTTCGGCGTCCATCAGCGACCACCCGATGGACGGGGAGGAGGCGCGCGCCATCCACCGCCGCTGCCTCAGTTGGCTGCACCACGAGCGGATGCGGCAGGCCGAGAACCGTCGTCAGATGGCGATCGACCAAGACTTCAAGGACGGCATCCAGTGGTCGGAGGAGGAAGCTCAGACCGTCAGAGCGCGAGGGCAGAAGCCGCTCGTGTACAACGAGATCGCGGTCCAGATCAACTGGATCACCGGCACCGAGCGCCAGAGCCGTATCGACCACAGGGTGCTGCCGCGCGAGGAGGACGACTTCGAGGGCGCGGTCGTCAAGACCAAGGTGCTGAAGTACGTCGACGACGCGAACCGCACGCACCACGCCAGGAGCGCGGCCTTCGAGGAGGCGGTCACCTGCGGGCTTTCCTGGCTCGAAGACAGCCTCACCGATGACGCCACCGGCGAACTCATCTACAGCGGTTGGGAAAGCTGGCGCAACATCCTGCACGACTCGCACTCGCGCGACATCCTCGGGCGCGACATGCGCTACATCATCCGCTGGCGCACGATCGATCTCGATGTGGCGATCGCCATGTGGCCGGATCGCGCGCACGTGCTCAGGAGCGCTGCCGTAGGGGCGGATTCGCTGGACCAGCGCCTTGAAGACGAACTCTGGTACATCGGCGACCGGATCGACACGAACGAGAGCGTCTGGCGGGATACCACGTACGCGGGATCCACGACGGCGGAGCCGAACAACCAGAGGTCCCGGGTGCGCATCTACGAGTGCTGGTAC